GTTTATGTCATTGGGTGGGAATAGAGGGGAAATGGGAACATTACGCAAAGAGTCCCCATTATGAACAAGATTTTTATGAAGAATTGGCGAAACAAAAGGGGGGATGTCGTGTTGAATCATGGATACGGGGACAAAAAGTGGAAGACAGTGCTTTGGTTTCAAACAATGCCATTGTGTACAGTTTGAAACCTTCTTCTTCTTCTGATTCTAGAAAGAAATCGGTCAAGGGGAAAGATGGATACGAATCTTTCAAATATTTAGAGAGCCAAGACCATTCCAAATGGGCGGTTTCTACGTTAGATAATTCTTATTCCCAAATGATAGATAGAGATAACATACACTCCACCGGTACGGAACAAATGAATCATTGGGTCATGATAGGAGATTTGAATCGAATGCATTCTCAATGGAAAAGGGGCGGTGGAGGGATGATGATTTGGGACGCCGAATTGAGAAAAGCTTGGAATGGCTTGATTTATAAACCATTGTAAGTAAGTCAAATTGACGGTTTTATAAAAAAGAAATAAACTCTCTTATTTCTTTTTTCATTTTTCAAGATGTTTATACATAAGTCAAAGCGTCTAATAAGTAAATCCGCGCTTGATACCCACATTGAATACATAAGAGCCATTGCTTCGGTCTCCACCGTTGGATAAATCATTGTAAGTCAAGTTGACGGCGCGTTCTCGGCGGAAACGGGTATAATCAGATGAATCTGAAACGAATTTGACGTTGCAACTGGAAGGAGGAACATTGGTTCCATCGCAATGTTGTGGGATAAATCCCAAATGAGCTCCTCTGTTATAATAATTTCGATTGATTGGATTTGGTCCTCCACATGAATAATTGACTCTAGCTAAAAAATCGCCCGAGTTATTGACGGCGCGAAAAGGGGTAGTGACACGTTTGTATCCATTGTCATAACCAGTTGCATACTGAGTATTCCATGCCTTTCTCAACACTTTTCTGGTCAAAGTATCAGTAGAATTTTTATAATTATCTACAGTTTGTTTTGGGGAAATTCCTTGAAACCCCCCTCCTAAATTGGGTCCGCCATAATTGATGTTTGCCATTTTGTATATTATTAGGTTTGATAAAATAAATGAAAAGAATAAATTCTTGTATATGGTAAAGAGAGTTTGCTTTTTGAAATATATTAAATTAAATATGAGAAATATGAAAAATAAAAATAAAGTAATAGAAACACCTAAAACCTATTTCTATGTTAAGAAGGGGCTGTGAATAATTGTTCAAAAAGCATATCCAAGGTGTTCATATTTTTTTCCACCATTTGTTCGCATTCCTCGCGTATTTTTTGAGGTTCAATTGGATGAAGAGGGATGGGGCTGTCAGAAGATTTGTCAAACTCAATGACATTCTGGAATTGATAATATTGATTGGTTTGTTTCGAAATGATAAGGGGAACTAAAAATGTAAAAGACATGGGAATACATCCGGACATGAGAATTTTTTCTGTATTGTATTCATTGTCTTTACTAACATCCGTCAATAAGAAATCCGATTTTTTCAAAATTTCAATGAGCTCTTGTATAGGAATGTTCTTGTGAATTTCGATTTCAAAACGCTCGCGATTCAAAAGGTCGAATTTATTGATTTCCATATGTCTAGAAATGGCGTAAATTTTAATTTTCGGGTCGGTATTAACCAGGGGCTGTAGACGATGTATTAGTTCGATATTATATTCTGCAAAACCCCCTAAAATACAAACTGTCGTTTGACGCGGTAAATCCGCTAAACGCGGTTTTTGACTGGATTGGATAAGTGGATACGTAGGAAGTGCCCAATGAGAACCGCTAGGTTCCGTGAATTTTTTTACTCTTGAAAAAATTTTGGCTTCTTCTAGGAGCGAAAAATCAAATGGTCGAGTACTCAAGGCTATAGGTATATCATTACGTCTTCGGAAAATACAGTGCTCAATTAACAATGTACGATTGAGGATTCTGGGTTCATATACGTTATATTCAGGGTCATCATCTGTAAATAAAACAACGGCATCAAAATGATTGATGGCATGTTCGAAATCTGCCCAAAGATTTTCGAATTTCAAATGGGGGTATTGGAATATTTTATGGTAATAATCAATAAATCCACTTTCATAACGGAAATCGCAATAGATGGTTAGGGAATATTGACGTTCTTTACAGTAATGAATGATATATCCAAACATCTCATAGTGGACATTGAAACTACTGAATCCAGCAATTCTTCGCATTGGTTATGAATTGATAGTATGAATAATGTGTTGTGTTTATTTTATTTTTTCAGAGATTTTCAATCATGGTCTTTTTCCCATGGCAATCACGACACAAAGCCACTAAATTATCGACATGATTCGAGCCCCCATGTTCCAAACGAATACGATGGTCAATTTCAAACCAAGCGGGAAGTTTCTTCGCACAAGAACCGCATTTCCAATCTTGATACGCAGCTACCCATTTTTTCTTGGATTCACTGACCGAACGTTTGGTTTTTTCACCTGGGCGAGCATGACCCGAATTCAAAATCTTGGATTCATTGCGACTCAGAGGTAAGACTTTTCGTGCGCCAAAATCAGCAATATCTTCTAAACTTCCCGAACCCAATCCACTGCCCCCTTTGTCCCAATTCTGTTTGCTGGTAAAATCCAAAATGGGATTCAACCAAGAAGAGGAGTCTCTATCTATAGGCATATATTTAATATATTCACTGGTAGAAGCCAATAATTGGTTGCGGGATTTAGAGGGTGCTTTTTTCAATATCCAATAGAGTGCCAGTCCTCCAAATACAATTCCTGCAACCTGATAATATTTTTTCCATGAATAAATCAACTTCAGATATTTGCCATCATAATAATGATTCAATGCCAAAAAAGCGGTTATTCCGAAAATAATAATTTCCAATTTCATTTTTTATTTGGGGGTTGTGTATATTATGATAAATTATGTTTTTGTACGACTGGCATAAATAATCGCCCCTAACAATACTAAAATAACCGCGTTATGAATGGTACCTTTAGAAACCCCCCATTTTTTGGAAAGAGCGATACTCGGTGTTTTATAATGAGCATAATAACGGTCCATGGCTTCATATAAAGTGATTTCAGGACGACCCGTCATTTTATTGACACGGTTATGGATAAAATGGACCCAATGTACAAAGGAATCACGGGTTTTCAAATAGGGTTGGACGGGATATTCATCCACCAAAGCCCCGAATTTTTTCCGTATTTCGGCATTGGGAAGAAAAAGGGGGAGGTTTTGAATAAAGTCATAATATTTACGTTTGGTTATGGCATTGGGTTGAACTGGATAAGCCAATGCAAAAGTAAACAAAGTATGCCATAGAGGTGGCCCCCATACCAGAGGAGATAATTTTTCCGGGTCCATTTTTATACTGTCTATAATAATTTGTTATACTTTACAAAAGGGCTATAGATTATATTGATTCTTATGATTTGAAAATTCAAATATTAAGCGGAAGAGAAGCAATGTAAGCTCCGCGGAAATCTTCTGGCCCCGTATGAGTCAAACATACATGAATATCATAGAAAACTTCTCCGCCCATTTTACGCCAACGATTACAGAACATCCAATCTTCCGACATGTAGTGTCCCTCCTCTACGCCACAATCGAAAAGGGCATAGGCATATTTGTTTTGGTCTCCTTGTAAAAAGCCAACATCGTCGGTATATTTGGTGGAAGGAAAAGCATACATCATTTTTTCTAAAGTATCACGACGTATCATCATAAATCCCGTAGCCATATGTTTGACCTTGATAAGACCATTTTCAATATTCAATTGATTGGTCAAGTAATTCAAATTGTAATTAACCAAATTACACTGTATCATGGCTTCTTCGTCTATGAAATTTTTAAGAGCCGTTTTGTTCCTTCTTTCTAACCAAGCATCAATTTGGGATGCCTTTCCAGGTTCAGTCGACGGTTTCAAACGGTCCCAGTTATAGCGTTTCAAAGGATACACACCTCCGACTAGATTTTTATCGTCCATTAGTAATCGAAATACATCATAGGGATTCCAAGTAATATCACTATCAATAAATAAAATATGAGTAGTAGAAGGATTATGCATAGCCTTGGCAACTAAATTATTACGAGCTCTGGAAACCAAACTATCGTTTTTACAAAATTCAAAAGAAAGTGGGCATCCCAATTTGGAAAACAAATCCTTAGTAGCTAAAAGACAAGTCAAATAATTGATATGACACATACCACCATAGACAGGAGTCAAAATATATAAATGAGGCTTACGTTCTTGTACAAATTTTCGAATATTGTTGTCTTGTTCTTCGGCCGTTATGTTTTGAATTTCCATGATGAAAAGGGGCTATGGATTTTATATATAGAAAATATTATAAATAAAAAGAATACTTTCTATGTTTTTTATCCCTTTATGAAAACAATCAACGAGAGACAGACAGAGGAAAAAGGGAGGGATAATTCAATCACGAATAATTTTGGTATAATACACCCATAGCCCCAAACCAACTAGACATTTGGCAGTCAAATCCAATATATTTGTCAATGTATTTTTCAAATGTTCATTGAACATGTATACGACTCCATACATACTCCAAATCAAAAGATAGACCATAAAAAGAATATAATTGGGTCGTGAATATTTGGGGTAGACGTACCAATAAAAAATCAAAGCAAACATGGCAAAAAAGGCAATAAATCCGAAAAAATCAGAAGTAATGCGGTCAAATACATTGATTTCTCCTAAAAATCCCATCAAAAGCATGGTATAATTCAGAAATACAATGGTTAAAAAAGAGAACAAATGTATTTCGGCTTGAATGTGATTGGCTAAGACCAAACAAAGAGTCAGCAACATCATAGGAGTAGTAATCGCCCAGTCAATATAACGAGTTTGTGTTATGTCATTCCAATCAATCGGGATTCCTTCTGATTCATGTCGTTCCAATTGAGTAATAAAAACACCATAAAAGTAACCTGCTACAATGGAAATACAAGTTTCCAGGTTTAATATATGACGTACATAAGGTATCTTGGTACGAATGGCTTCAATAAAAGTAATAGTGGCAGTGGTAAGTAAAAGGATATAGGTAATGGTAAAAGAAAATTTTACATAACTTTTATCTTGCGGTGTTTTTTTCTCCACTAATTTCCCTTTTTGATTTTGAGAAGAAGAGGAAGGAGGAGGAGGAGGACTTAATTCTACCAATTCCATATAAAATGATAGTATAATGTACGGTTATACTATCATTGAATATTTATTATAACATAATCGTGGCTATAAAAGATATTCATATCCTATTCTAAAAATGGACAATTTTGAGTAATTCCACAGCAGTCAAACCACCCAAAATTTGGGCCAAACAGTAAGGAAGAATTTCTTTGACTGCAATTTTGCCACTATAAGCCATCGCAAAAGTAACGGCTGGATTTACGTGTCCTCCTGAAATAGGTCCGATAATCA